TTTTTGTACTAGTGCTCAAAAATCGTTAAAAAACAGCGTTTTTGATCACTTTTTGCCATTTAGCCACTCGAAGTCCCGCGAGTGACGAGAATTAAATTAGCATGAAAACGCATGTTGTGTGCGTTTTCATGAAATTTATTTTCATCCTAACGTGAAAAAATCTATTTTCACGCGGTTGGTGTACTGATTTTCGAAGCGAACGAAGTAAATACGCCCAATTCTGCGGGGCAACTTCATCCATAAACGTGCGATCCAACTGTCTACGCTGACGATCATGACCGACTCCTAAAGAATAAGGGAAAGAAAATTCCAGCTAGCAAAGCCGCTACCGCAGCGGCCATACCACCTGCAAGCGTGCCGCCATGCAGGCTGAAGACGAGCCAGAATACGAAGATGTCGATGGTTAAGCTGAACCAGCGAAAGGTGATGAGCTTCCAATACATCAACATCAGACCTAGAAAGACAAGGAGCCCGTAAAATACGGGCTCCATGCCGGCGTGAAAGAGCGCGAACATGATTACTTCATGTTCAGCCATGCCTGTAGTTGCGGCGACATCACCGCTGGCTGCTGCTCTTTCGGCTTTTTCGGACCAACTAGGCCGAACCAACGGCCTACCTGTTTATCCTTGAAAGCAGCTAACGCGGTCCTGACTGCGAAGCCTTGTTCTGCGCCCTTCACAAAATTGTTCGTAAGCACAACTTCTTGTTCAACTTCTACTTCTTGTTCAACTTCAGTGATTTGTTTACGCATGATAGTTACTCCTTGTCTTCAGTTTGAATTTCAATGTTTTCGGCTTGCGCCAGCGCGTCGATCAGTGGCCCCATCAGGGCCACAACGGCTTCAGTCCACTCTTTGAACTCTTCAGTGCTCAGCTCGTTCACAACAGCAATCTCCTCACAACGTGCGTTGTTAGAGGAAAACTTTTTGAGGTTGATAGTTAATTTCATGGTGTTACTCCTTGAGTGAAAAAAAAAGAGACCTCGAAAGGTCTCACTGTGATTAGAGGGTGCTACGTGGGCCGGGGTGCATTTTGTTCATGTTATTTCCTCTTTTGTTAAGTGATTGATGAGGAGCGTGATCGCTTCCTCTTGGTCGAGGCCCATTCTGATCAGGGTGTCGAGGGATTTATCAAATGAGAAATTCTTTGAATTTCTCAGTGCGCGTTGCACTGAACGATTCAGCACCTCACTGAGCTTCTTGTCGGAGATCGAGTCTTGCTCTATCTCCATGCCATCGAAGCGCGTATCCTTCAACTCAGCTTGGGTGCGCACACCCAGCGCCCGTTCGACGAGACCCTCGATCTCGTCATCATCCACTTCTCCGCGCTGGTACATCAGCGCGTTGAGTGGGTCGGATAGCGGGTCGAGGTCGACCCTCTCATCGAGCCAATACTCTGTTGCCATGATGATTCACCTCGGTAGGTAGGTAGGTTGTCCGCCGCCAACAACAGCAGCGCGTTGGGGTGAAAGTGATGACAGAGCCCAACGACGGGCGCATCCAAAGGGACAAATTCGCCACATTATGTGGCGGAGACTACGAATTGATACGTACTGGTTGTTCATGGTAATTCTCCTTTGAGATTGGGGACCACGCCCAGGACGAGCGTGGTTGGTGGGTTGGTTAGCGCACCATGCGGGCGGCACGCAAAGCCGCCATTTCGGCGACGGGGTCGTACGCGACCTCCTTCACCACTGGGAAGGTGACTACGTTGGCCTTCTCAGGCTTCTCAGGTACCTCATCGTCGGCCTCTAAGGCCGCAATGGCCGCAAGCGCGGCCTCCTTACGTGCCTTAGCGGCTTGCAGCCGCTTGAGCGCAGCTTGCGTCTCCGCAAGCTCCTCAAGCTCCTCCTCAAGCTGCTGAGCCGCACGCTCAGCCCGCCGGACTTTGTAGTCCAAGGATGACCGGTAGATCAGTGTCTCCTTCTCGAACTCTGGGGACGCTTTCAAAAGCTCGAACAAACTCAAATGCTTCTGGAGGTGCTTATTCACCTCGTACGAGGTCATCCGAGGTGACAAACACGCCTCGCAGAGATCAAAGAACTTCCTGTCGGCGGTTTTCGCCACGATGCGCTCGTGTCTGCTTTCATGTACCTCGTCGTTACATGGCTCGTGAAGCCATGTCTTCATGACACTGAAAGCAACCTCGTTACTCATTGTTCCCCAGAACGGCTCTGAGATGTCCGAGCCGTTCGCGGCTTCAAGTCCACACAACTTGAACCACTCTGAGTGGCGTTGATTATTTATATATTGATCCCGACACCATTCTGGGAAGGGTTTCAGAATGTTGACGACAGACTTAACCCCTCTTGTTTCGGTCTCCATGGCAATGAGCCATGCGTACGGATAACGGTCATTCGAGTCCTTGATCCGTGTGAGATGCTTACCATACTCGTACACCGCCTGCGCATGAGCACAGGCTTCGTCGAAGGTTACTACGCTGATGTCCTCTTCACTACCGTCCTCAGGGACGTAACACACCTCTGGTGACTCAACCTTTGGATCAACCAGCTTGGCGTTAAGGCCCCGCTCCCGGACCCAGCTCCAGAAGAGCGCCGTGTAGGCGGTGTACACCGCTGACATCACCAACTTACTGGATATGAGAGCGTCACCTCCGTTCTCGAATGACCAGAGGACAGCCTCTGGCTTGACGAACTCTATCGTCTCCAGCAAGCTGGTGACGATGGTTAGGTTCTTACTTGAGAGGTGGGCTTCCTCTCTATCTGCGGCGGTCACTCTCACTCCGCTTGCGCGGAGTTCAGCGAGCTCACGCTCAGCGCGCGCGCTATTGCTGTTGAGATTGCTCAATACTTGGTTGATAATAGATTTACGCATGATATTGCTCCTTTAGGCTATGCGTTGATGTGACGGAGCGGGTGTGTCGACAACACTCGCTCCACCTGGGCAGGATGCCCGCGAAGCCCTCTGTCACAGGGCTTGACGTGCCGCTACCGCTGAGGCGACTAGAACTTGTATCCTTCAGCTTTACGCTTGTTGGCATTCGCTTGACGAAGCGCGTTCAGGTCTTGCAGTGTTCTTGTTACTGCGTCTAGTTTATTAACAGCCTTTGCTGCCAATGGCAGCTTGTTCTCAGTCTTAACAGGCGTCTGAGCTCGGTGCCAAGCACCGATTTGAGACAGAGTCATAGAAGAAAAGTCAGGTTGGGTTGTCATGATGAAACTCCTTGAAAGATAGAACGAAAAATGGAAACGGAAACCGAATCCGAAGCCACCCCCGTCAATGGGAGACGGGTGGTGGGGAGTCGCCCAAGTAGATAGATACGATTTCAAAACCCCTTTCCAAAAATTTTTTCAGATACGATTTCAAAACCCCTTTCCAAAAATTTTTGAAAATTTTTCAGATACGATTTCAAAACCCCTTTCCAAAAATTTTTGAAAATTTTTCAGATACGATTTCAAAACCCTTTCCAAAAATTTTCAAAAATTTTTTCAAAAAATTTTTCAAAAAATTTTTTTAGAAAGCGTCAGACCTCATCACCTCATGCAAACTTCACGGCATGACCTACTCACTTCTTCTTGTTCAAATTTGGCGCGAGCAGTTTCGTCGTCTGCCTCCCGACATCAACGAGCTTTGTCCGGTATGTCCCTGCACGCTGCAAGTCGCGCTGTCGGCTTAAAAACCAGTTCAATGTCCACCGTAACGCACGCATTGTTAGAAGAAGCGCGGATGAATTTGCAGCGGGCAAGCAACATTCGCAAGAAAGATGTCATTCTCGGCGTACTCGACGCCATCGAACGTGCCCGTATCGCAGGTGAACCCAATACCGAGATCAACGGGTGGAAAGAAGTCTCAAAATTGATGGGTTTCTATGCGCCCGAGGTCAAGCGCATCGACCTCAACGTCACACAAGGTAAGTTGAAATCCAAGTTCGAGCAGATGTCCGACCAAGAACTGCTTGAAATGGCCTCACGCACAGTCATCGAAGGTGAATATGAGCTTGACTAATGATATGCCCCTCAACGCGGGGGAGGAATCGGGTCAAATTTGCCCGGTATGCGACCTTTTTCACGACATCAGCGACTTTCATGCGCCAAACGATCACGTATGTGACGGTTGTAAAGACGATGGCTGTGAAATTCCCCCACCGACGACGCAATTTTTAGAGAAAAAACGCAGTCTCAAGCAACAAGCCAAGCAACTAGAGGTCATGGAAGTTGAATTGGCGTCGCGGATGCTGGCGCGAAGACGATTTTTGCATTACGTGCAAAAATTTGATCCCAAGTACACCGCTGGCTGGGTACATCAAGACATTGCCCGTCGACTCGAACGCTTCATGCGTGATGTGGCTGACAAAAAATCACCGCGTTTGCTGCTCTGTATGCCGCCACGCCACGGAAAATCACAGCTTACCAGTCGAAACTTTCCCTCATGGATACTGGGCCATCATCCCGAGTGGGAGATCATTGCCGCCAGTCATACGCAGTCGCTCGCCATGTCGTTCAGTCGTTACATTCGCGACCGTGTGCGTGATCCCGCCTATCAAGCGATCTTTCCCGACTGCAAACTCGACCCGGACAGCCAGAGTGTCGAGAATTGGAACACCACGGCAGGCGGCGGCTATCTCGCCGCTGGTGTGGGCACGGGTATTACCGGTCGTGGGGCGCACGTGGGCATTATCGACGACCCGGTCAAGGACATGGAAGCGGCGGACTCAGAGACGATACGCGAGAATACCTGGGAGTGGTACCTCTCGACGTTCTACACCCGGCTCGCCCCCGGCGCAGGCGTGCTCGGTATTCTGACGCTATGGAACGAGGATGATTGGGGTGGGCGCATCATTCAGCAGAACGAGTTTGATGACGGTGACAAGTTTGAAATCGTGCGCTACCCCGCCATCAACGAAGGCTACGACGAGTATGTCGACCCGGACGACCACATCGTCAAGATTTACCCCGGTGAAGCTCCGCCCGAAGGGGCCACCCTCACCCGCGCGGCCAACAGTGCGCTGCATGAAACGCGCTATGGCATTGAGTACCTCACCAAGCTGAAGAAGGCGTACTACGCCACCGGCAAGCAACGTATCTGGCACGCCTTGTATCAGCAAGCTCCGGCCCCGGAAGACGGCCTGTTCTTCACCAAGGACATGATTCGTTATGGAGACTATGAGAAGCGCGTGAGCTTCAACGTCTACCAAGCCTGGGACTTCGCTATTACCGAGAAGCAACAAAGCGACTGGACGGCCTGTACAACCCTCTGGCAGACCCCTGAAGGACAACTCATCGTGGCGGAGGTGCGCCGGTTCAAGAGTAACGACGGAGAGAACATCGTTGACCGCATTCTTGACGCTTACGAGGAGCATCGGCCGAACTTCGTCGGCTTTGAGGATGGGCAGATATTCAAGTCGATCAGGTCCACCTTTACCCGACGCTGTCAGGAGCGCGGGCTTTATCCTGCCTATGACATCCTCGTCCCGCTGACAGATAAGTTCGTGCGGGCGGGTCCGCTGAAGGGGTTGATGCAGTCAGGGCGCGTGATCATACAGGCCGACCGGTCGTGGACACAGGACTTCGTTGATGAACTGCTCAAGTTTGGTGCGGCGAAACATGACGACATGGTCGATAGCACAAGCTGGTGCGCAAGGGTGGCGCTGCAACACGTACCGCAGCGTGAACGGAACCTCATACAGCGGCATAAAAGTTGGAAAGACAAGCTGACCGGGAACAACGCTTCGGTCAGTCACATGGCAGCATAACCAGGGGGTAGAGAGATGCAGCAACAGCAAGAGCAGGACAAAACACCACCGAAGGTGCGCGACACCGCCGCCGAGAGTGCGATCGTAGACGACCAGTGGGAGCGTTATACCTACCTGCGCGACAACGGGCATGTTGACTATCTGGTCAAAGCGGACCGGTGTGAAAAGTTCTTCGCCGGAGATCAGTGGGAGGATGATGACATCAGAACCTTGCGTGCGCAGAAGCGCCCTGCCCTCACCGTCAACAAGATTGCTTCTACGCTCGCTAGTGTATTCGGTGAGCAGATACAAAACCGCGCGGAGGTGCTATTCCGCCCCGCCAGTGGCGCACCCGTCGAGACGGCGGAAGCGCTCAGCAAGGTGTGGATGCAGATCGCACAGAACAACCAGTTGCAGTGGACGCGCTCGGAGGTGTTCGCTGACGGCTGTATTCGCAGCCGGGGCTTCTACGACGTGCGCATGAAGTTCGACGACAACATGCGCGGTGAGGTGGCGATCACCCAGTTGAATAGTAAAAACGTACTAATTGACGCTGACGCGGAGGCGTACGACCCCGACACCTGGGCTGACGTGTTCGTGAGTAAGTGGTTATCCTCTCAGGACATTGCCATACTTTACGACGAGGACAGCGCAGAACGGCTGAAGATCGAGGCGACGACGTTGTCACCTTATGGGTACGACCAGATCGAGCGGGTGCGTGACCGTTTCGCGCAGTCGGTGTTCAGCGCGGGGCGGTATGAAGAGAACGACCCGGCAGGCATCAGCCGCAACATCCGCGTGTTGGAGCGGCAGCATCGCAAGCTCGACAAGCAAGAGCACTTCGTGGACATCAGCAACGGCGACACCCGCCCGATCCCGGCTGATTGGGACCGGGAGCGCATCGCCTCGGTGTTAGAGCGCATGGGTGGGCAGATTGCGGTCACCAAGAAGCTCGTGCAGCGCATTCGCTGGACGGTGACGGCGGGCAACCTGGTGCTGCACGATGAGTGGTCGCCCTATAAGCACTTCACGCCGGTGCCGTTCTTCCCCACTTTCCGCTATGGCCGCACGATCGGGCTAGTGGAGCATCTGGTGGGCTCACAGGAGCTGTTGAACAAGACGCTCAGCCAAGAGCTGCATGTCATCAACACCAGTGCGAATAGCGGCTGGAAGGTCAAGGCCGGCTCATTGATCAACATGAGCATCGAGCAGCTCGCTCAGCAGGGGGCGACGACCGGCCTGGTGCTGGAACTCGACGACATCAACGGGGCTGAGAAGATACAGCCGAACCAGACGCCCAGCGGGCTAGACCGCGTCAGCTACAAGGCTGAGGAGCACATCAAGAGCATCAGCGGCGTGTCGGACAGTATGCAGGGCTTCGACCGGCCCGACGTGGCCGCGAAGGCCATCGCGTACAAGACGCAGCGGGGCGCACAGAACTTCACCAAGGTGATGGACAACCTGGAGCGCACGGATTGGTTGTTGGCACGAAACGTACTAGACCTAGTACAACAATACTATACCGAGGAGCGTGTGATCAACATCACACACGACGACCCGTCGCGTCAGGCTGAAACGATGACCGTCAACCAGCCGGACCCCATGACCGGCGGCATTCACAACGACTTGACGCTGGGCGAGTACGACATCGTCATTACTAGCCAGCCGTTCAGGGCCACCCTGGAAGACAGTCAATTCGAGCAAGCGCGTGCTCTGCGCGAGATTGGTGTGCAGATACCGGACGCGGTGTTGATTGAGAACTCACGACTCAATCGCAAGGCGGAAATCATCAAGCAGATGAACGGCGACATGGAGTCACCGCAAGCGCAGAAACAGCAAGAGCTGCAAATGCGCCAGCAAGAAGCTGCGGTGATGACTGCCGAAGCAGATGCGCAGAAAAAACAAGCCGACGCTCAGCTCTCACTCGCCCGCGCAGAAGAGATCAGCACAGGGGGCGACGGCGGTGCTGAGAGGCAAAAAGCGGAGATGGAACAGCAAGCCATGGAACAGGAGATGGAGCTGGAACGGCAACGCTTCGAGCTGGAACGCTGGAAGATGGAGCAGGAGTTTGCACTTAAACGTGAGCAAATGGAGCAAGAGTTCGCCCTTAAACGCGAGCAAATGGAGCAGGAAATGCGTATTGAAGAACAACGTGCTGAGCAGGATGCACGTTTGCAAGAGAAGCAAGCCCAGCAGCAGATGTTGCACGAGCGCGTAAAAGCCGCGCGTGAAACCGCTGCAATTAACAGTAGTAACCCCACCCAAACAGGAGAATGACATGGGATCACAGTCACAAGTGAGCAGTCTTATTGATGCCACGACGAACCACCTCACGAGTCAACGTGGGCACAAAGGCTATGCTGGTGTCAGCGACTATCTGACAGACGTGGGACGAGGTGTCGTTGAAGGAACAGACGTATTCAACGCGCTCGGTTATGTTGACATCGTTAACGCGCAGTCCGCCTGGGATGTTTGGCAAGGACCCACGGCTATCCAGCCCGAGCCCGTAACAGCGGGTTATCAACCGTCGATTGTGTCGAGCAGTGCGAACGACGCCGCAGCAGGGACAGGTATTCGTCGCGTCAACGTGCTTTATCTTGATACAGCGGGTAGAGAGCGAGAAGAAGCTGTGACGCTTAACGGCGTAACTGCCGTAAACATGGTGGCAACGAACGTCATGTTTATCCAGTGTATGCACGCGATAGAAGTGGGGTCAGGGTTGATCGCAGCAGGCAACATTGATGCGCGTAACGGCGTCACGGTAACCAAACGTATTGCTACCAGCGGAAATCGTTGCACGAGCACGATGCGCCAAGTCCCCGCAGGGCGTGTTGCCTACATCAACCAGTTTGTTGTATCCAGCAGCTCAAACGCCGCTGATAACAGTCAAGAAATTAAGTTGCGACTCCGTACAACAAACATGGGTGACGTAGTCTATCCCGGCATTTATTTGTTCAAGAAAAGCGTAACGCCCGTGCAAACGGGGTTGGTTGTCCCGATCAATCCGCCGTTGCGCGTACCACCACTCGCGACGATCAAGGTGTCGGCGTGGACATTAGGCACCGGGGCAGCGGATGCGTCGTGGTCAGGTTGGTTGGAAAACATTTAATTTTTTAGGAGAATGACATGAGTGACATCGCAGTTGAGCAGCAAGAAAGTTTAGTTGATCAAGCCGTTAACCCCGAGACCGTAGCGCCTGAGACGGCAGCGCCTGAAGTAAAGGTCGAAAAAGACGCGGACAAGTTCATTCCCAAAGGTGTGTTCGACAACCGTCTGCGCGGCGAGCGTGAAGCGCGGGAGGCCGCCGAGCGCCGAGCGCAGGAGCTGGAAGCACGGTTGGGTCAACTGTCTCGCACCGAGGATGTGACCAAGGCTGAGGTGGAGATCACCAACCTGGAAAAACGGCACGGGCAACTGCTGTTAGAGGGTGACCACGAGCAGGCCGCGTCCATCATGCGCGACATACGCCTGAAAGAACGGCAAATCTCGATTCAGCAAGCGAACCACATGTCGACGCAGACCAAGGATGCCGCGCGGGAAGAAATGCGGGTAGAGATGGTCATCGAACGACTGGAAGCCACGCACGACATTCTCAACCCTAACCACGCCAGTTACGACCAGAGCGTAGTGGACGACGTGTTGGGGTGGCAGCAGGTGCTGATTCAGCGCGAACGCTTACCCCCTTCCAAGGCGTTAGCCATGGCCGTGGATAAGGTGATGCGTACGGGTAAAAACGAGGCACCGAGTAAGGCGGGTTTAGGGGCAGCCGCAGCGGGCCACGACCAGGTGAGCAAGAACCTGGCAACGGACAAAGCGCAGCCTGCCAGCTTGCACAACGCGGGGTTGGACAGTGACAAGGCCGGGATCAACGGGAAAGTGGACATCACCAAGTTAACTGCTGACGAGTACGCAGCTTTACCTGAAAGTACGAAGGCCAAGTTACGCGGGGATGTTTTGTAAAATAACTTGACCTTTCTAAAACTTTCTGTCAGATTATAGCGATACTCACGAATGACTACGTCGACACAGTAGTCTCTCGAACAACTACGTCGACACAGTAGTTCGCTGCGACCTCGTAAGGGCCGGACAAGCCGCAGCACAGCGAGACGTGCAGCTAGAGGACTTTGACACCTTTTTGTCAAAATTTTTATTGTTCGGTCACTTACATAAAGGAATTATCGTGGCGAATACAAACTTTGGATTACTCACCAGCAACGAAAAACTCGCGCACTCCATGGAATTTTGGAGTCAGGCCCGCAACTACTCGTTTATCAACAAGTTCATGGGGAAGAGTTCTAGCTCGATCATCCAGCACATCACTGAACTGACCTCTCTCAAGGGCGGCACGAAAGCCGTCATCACCCTCGTGGCCGATATGGAAGGCGACGGTGTGGTGGGTGATCGTACCCTGAAGGGTAACGAAGAAGTGCTCAAGTCTTACGAGCAAGTCATCACCTTCGACCAGATTCGCAATGCGAACCACAACGAAGGCCGCATGGCGGATCAAAAAACCATCATCAACTTCCGCGAGCATTCGAAAGACAAGCTGGCTTACTGGGCGGCTGACCGGATCGACCAATTGGCTTTCCTGACGTTGTCGGGCGTGAGCTATGCCCTGAAACCGAACGGCGCGACGCGCGTGGGTTCGGACTTCCCCTACCTGGAGTTTGCCAAAGACGTGTCCGCACCGACCAGCAAGCGCTTCGGCCAGTGGGATGAAGGCACGAAACAAGTGTTGTGGGGTACGGGCACAGCCGGCATCGTCGGTGGAGCTGTGGGCACCGGTGACTATCCGTGCTGGGAAATGTTCGTGCAGGCCAAAGCCTATGCCAAGGACAACCATATTCGTGGCACCGTCAGCAAGGCAAACGGCGAAGAGTTGTTCCATGTCTTCCTGACCCCGCAGGCAATGGCGCGGTTGAAGCTCGACCCGACCTACATGCAGAACTTGCGTCACGCTCAAACGCGCGACGGAGGCAACGCCTTGTTCACCGGTTCCAGCGTCAACATCGACGGCATCGTGCTGCATGAGTTCCGTCACGTGTTCAACACTTCGGGTGCGGCTTCGGGTTCCAAGTGGGGTTTGAACGGCCTGGTTGACGGCTGCCAGATTCTGTTCTGCGGTGCGCAGGCAATGGGCATGGCCGACATCGGCAACGCTGAGTGGGACGAAGAGAAAGACGACTACAGCAACAGCTTCGGCATCGCCATCGCTAAGCAGGTCGGCTTCTTGAAACCCAAGTTCTACACCCAGTACAGCGGCGGCACGGTGCAGGACCACGGCGTTATCAGCCTGTACTGCGCTCAGTAAGCGCAAATAGTCTGACGCTGTCTATTAGACAGCGTCAGGACAACCTCACATAAGAAAGGAAGCAAAATGGCAAAATTACTTGCAAGCAAAGAGCGCCAGTACCCGCTGGTCGCTGACTTCACCTTCAACTTCGACGACACGATGGTGACCACCACCGGCGTGGAAACCGACTTTGGCAAAGTGGCGTTGGCTGCCCGCTCTTACGCGGTGATCAATCTACCTTATGGCGCAGTGGTTACCGGCGGCTCGCTGATCCGCACCACCGCCTTCGATACCGCTGGCTACGATGTCACCGTGGGTGACGCTGCTGTGGCCGACCGTTACCTGGCTTCGACCGACGTTAAAGGCGCAGGCATCACCGCGCTGGTCCCCACTGGCTATGTCTCTGACGGCGGCAACATCGTCATCGGCGTGGCGACGGATGACGTTTGTACTACCGGCAAAGCGACGTTGCGCGTCGAGTACATCATCGTCGGACGCTGTCAGGAAATTCAAACGCACTAACAACCTAAGCGGTGAGCGGTGACGCTCACCGACTCAGTCACGAGGAGACGCTATGCCTATTTTCAAACTCAACCGTAACTTCACGCTACGTTCGTTGTACGGTCATATCATCAATTTCAAAAAAGACGTTCCCGTTTACGTTCCCCCAATCCTGGTCAATGAATGCGTGCATATCGGCGCAGAGCAGACGGACGGTACGCCGGACGTGCTGGGCGCTGAAGACGTAGCGGTTGTTGCGCTCACCTACGACGAACGGGCGGCTCGCATCTTCGAAGCGCTCGAAAAACTGGTGGCAAGGAATAACCGCGAAGACTTCACCGCGTCAGGTTTGCCGCAGTTGAAGGCGTTGGAACGGGAAACGGGTTTCTCCGTGGACGTGAACGACCGCGACACCTTGTGGCGCAAACGGCGCGAAGCGCTGGCCGGTGAGTAATCATGCTGACCCTAGCCGACTACTTCAAAGCCCACGGCGGACCCGCACGCTTCAGCCGCGAGATTGTTGAAAACGCGGTGGACTTGATTGCCCGCGCAAACGCGCTGCTGACAGATGCGGTGAAGAGTGGTCAGGTTGATCTGGACGTGAACCCGGTGACGGGTACGCTGATTTCCGGGCGCATTGATGGCGGCATCCGCTTACCTAACAGCGCTACCGGCGTAGGCACCAGCTCGCACAAGGAAGGTCGCGGGGTGGACATCTACGACGCGGACGGTGACATAGATGGTTGGATCACTGACGAGGTTTTGACCCGGCATGGGCTCTACCGCGAGCATCCTTCGCAAACAAAAAGCTGGTGCCATCTCACCACCCGCGCACCGCGCTCAGGTAAGCGGACGTTCTACGCATGATCATTGATCCGAAGGATTTAGCAAACATTGATTGGGCTGAGGCTATGCGCCAACAAGATGCTGAAATTTTAAGTAGAAAGGTCGCCACGCCCTCTGCCAAACTTACAGCGATGGATCGGCTAAATCTCTTTTGGGATTGGGTGGATAACCGGTCGATTATCCGCCGCCTGTCATTCGGGGTGACTGTGTGGATGACCTATCAGTCTTTCACTTGGGCGACGGAGTTTGCCACTACTACTACGAAAGACGGTGCTGAGGTTGGGATCATTATTGCGGCAGTCACCGCGCCGATTGCTGCATTGCAAGCATTCGTCACATCAACTTACTCGTCGAGTCGAGACAAATGACCGCGTGGGAAATTCTAGGAGCCGTCGTATGTGTAGTGTCTTCTGTTGGCGCAATTGTGCTTGCCGCGCTCATTCTGTACATCCTGTTGTTCAGACCGCAGACATTCAGGGAATGATATGGTCACCTACTTACGTGTTGCAAGCGTTGTTGCCCTCCTCGCTTTGGCTGCGTATGGCATTAAGCAAATTTATGATGCTGGCTACGATGCACGTCAACAAGAAGTGGACGTGGCTAATGCGCAAGCTCAAGAGCAAGCCTTCAATGCTTACTTCGATGAGATCGAGCGCGGTCAGCAACTCTCAGCTCGTCTGGCCGCAACGCAGACGAAGCTGGCTCATGTGCAGCGGAACAGCGCCGTGCTTGCTGCTCGTGTCACTGGTACTTGCCCTGATGCTCTCCGGGTGCTCGTCGCCTATGCCTCAACCGGTGCAGATGCCCCTGTGCCCGAAGCCGCCAGCGCACCTGCTGGTGAGACCGGAGCCGTTGGTACCCCTGCCCCCGCTGAAGCCGACGCCCAGCCCATTGCAGAAAACATTGCCGTGAACTACGCGCGGGGTCACGCCTGCGTTGAGAAGTTAAACGCCCTGATTGATTTTCATGAGCCTGTTCAATGACAACACACATTAGCGACGGAGAATGGACAGGTGATGAGCGGAGATCAATTCCCGTGCATATTCTGAACTACATGGACACGAGGCTGGGTGAACATACTACTCGTATTGAAGCGTTGTTTCAGGATCATGTCACTGACGAGATGGAGCGCTACGGCGACATCATCAACCGTATTGATGCCTCCGCTAAAGCCTCGCAAGACCGGCACACGGCTTTAGTTGATCAGATTACGGTGTTTACGGGCAGGGTCGAGTTGGTAGAAAAAGCATTTCCCGAATCGAAGCAGGGCTGGCCGGATTACAACAAACACCACGGCTATCACAGTACGGTGGAAGACAAGCGAGTCTGGTGGTCATCTGTACGTGATCAGGCGTTGAAGAAGATGTTCGAGTGGGGGCTGATCCTGCTGGTTGGTTGGTTTGGCATCATCGTTTGGCGCTCATTATTGTTAGGACCGCAATGACACCCTGGACTGAGTTCTACCTCGCAATGATCAAGAGCGCACCGCTTGCGCCGGAGTTTGTCATTGAATACGCCGCACGAGATGCGGCTATAGAGTTTTTCCGCGAGACGCATGTGTATCGGCGCACGCTCAATTATTTCATCACCGAGCCGCTGATGGCGGGTTACGTAGTACCCATTCCACCGGAAACGTTCT